CACGCTACAAACAACGATTTTATAATTTATGAGTAATATATCAATTGTTCAATTATCGGCTTATACAAGTCCTGTAATTCAAGAAAACAAAAAGTCAGACTATATTGAGTATGGAGTAGACAACAACTACTTTCAATACTTAATAGATAGATATCTGTATTCAGCAACTAACAACGCTATTATAACAGGTGTAACCAATATGATTTACGGAAAAGGATTGGATGCTTTAGATTCTAATCGTAAGCCTAATGAATATGCACAAATGCGTAGTATCATTAAAGGTGATATGCTAAAGAAAGTAGCTTTAGAAAGAAAGATGCTTGGAATGGGTGCTATGCAAGTTGTAATGGAAAAAGGTAAAGTTAAATCTATTGACCATTTCCCAATGAATACATTAAGAGCTGAAAAGTGTAATGATAAAGGAGAAATTGAAGCTTGGTATTATTACCCTGATTGGACTAAAAAGAAACCTTCTGAACAAGCTAAAAGAATTCCTGCATTTGGATTCGGAAATGGTAATGAAGTTGAAATGTATGTGGTACATCCTTATGTTAGTGGATTTCATTATTACACACCTATTGATTATTCAGGTGCTTTACCTTATGCTAAATTAGAAGAAGAAATTAGTGATTATTTAATTAACGACGTTCAAAACGGATTTAGCGGAACTAAAGTAATTAACTTTAATAATGGTGTACCTTCTGAAGAAATGCGTGACAAAATCAAACGTGACGTATTATCTAAAATTACAGGTTCAAGAGGTGAAAAAGTAATTGTAGCTTTTAATGCTAATGCAGAATCTAAAACTACAGTAGAAGATATTCCTTTAAATGATGCACCTGCACACTATGAATATTTAAGTACTGAATGTTTTGAAAAGTTAATTGTAGGTCATAGAGTTACATCGCCAATGCTTTTAGGTATTCGTGACACTGGCGGTGGATTAGGAAACAATGCAGATGAAATTAAAACTGCTACTTTGTTATTTGACAACATTGTAATTAAACCTTACCAACTTGAATTGATTAATGCTATTGATGAAATTTTAGCAGTAAATGATATTAGCTTAAAACTATACTTCAAAACTATTCAGCCTTTAGAATTTGTAGATACTTCAGGAATGAATGCAGAAACTGCTGAAGAAGAAACAGGTATTAAAATGTCTGCACATACAGACCCGATTATTGCAAACGCTTTAATTGATAAAGGTGAACAACTTGGTGAAGAATGGGTGTTGATTGATGAAACAGAAGTAGATGTAGAATCTGAAGAAGATTTAGATGCTGAAATTGAATCTTTAAATAATCCTAAAAAGAAAGAATTGTCTTTAATTCAGAAATTAGCAACTGCTATTACAGGTAGACCTAATGCAAAGAGTTCACAAGACGAAAATGTAGATGGTATTAGATTCATTACAAGATATAAATATTCAGGTGCTGAATCAGGCGAAAGAGAATTCTGCAATAAGATGTTAAGAGCTGATAAACTTTACAGAAAAGAAGATATAGTAAACACTAATTCTAATTTCGTAAATGCAGGTCAAGGTCACAATGGATTACCTTATGATTTATTCTTATACAAAGGTGGAGTTAATTGTAAGCACAAATGGTTAAGACAAACTTATGTTTCATTTGATAATGTAAAGATTGATGTTACCAATCCTAATGCAACTAAAATTAGTACAAACAAGGCAGAAAAATATGGTTATAGAGTTAGGAATCCTAAAGAGGTTGCTATGACACCATACGATATGCCAAATCACGGACATCATCCTGACTATAATAAAGAAAATTAAAATATGGCTCAAGCATTATTTGTAACAAGAGAAGATATAGTAAAATTTACTGCAATGAATGGTAATGTCGATACAGACAAATTCATTCAATTTGTAAAGATTGCTCAAGATATACACATTCAAAACTATTTAGGTACAAGGTTATTTGATAAAATTAACGATGACATTGTAGCAGGTACTTTGTCTAATCCTTATTTAGCCCTTTTAAAGGACTATATTAAGCCAATGGTAATACACTTCGCTATGGTGGAATACTTGCCATTTGCAGCCTATACAATAGCTAATAAAGGGGTGTTTAAACATAACAGTGAGAATAGCACAAACGTAGAAAAGAATGAAGTAGATTTCTTAATTGAAAAAGAAAGAGATATTGCACAACACTACACAAATAGATTCTTGGATTACATTTGTTATAACACAGCAACTTTTCCTGAATATAACACTAATTCAAATGGTGATATGTTCCCTGATTCAGAAGCAAATTTTACAGGATGGGTAATATAAAAGAAACTTACAAGCCAAAAGCGGTTAACGTAAAAAAACTGCAGCTATTTTTAAATAAAATAAAAGATAAAAAATGAGTTTACAATTTACACATATAAAAGGCGATACTTTTGATGAAGTTGCTTTTCAATTAAAAATTAATACTGCGGTTGTAGATTTAACAGGTGCTGTTATTAGAATGCAATTACGCAAAAGCTATACAGATACAACTGCTGCTTTATCACTTACTTCGGTTTCATCTGCAGGTATTACTATAACTAATGCTGCAAACGGTGAATTTAAAATTAACACACAAATCATAGACATTCCTGTTTATAATTATGTATACGATATTCAAATTACTTTAGCAAGTGGAGTAGTTAAAACGTATGTACAAGGTGGGTTTAATATTACTAACGAAGTAACAAGATAAAAAAATGGGTGATGATATTACTATTGGTGTAACTGAAATTGTAAATAATATTGAAGTTACTGCACAGCCAAATGACCAAATTGTAGATATTAGCGTAGTTGATAATGCAGATGATGTTACTTTAAACATAACACCTACTGTAATTGAAATCAATATTAACAAAGGTAGTTCATACGCTAAATGGGGCGACATATTAGGCACACTATCTGACCAAACAGATTTACAAGCGGCTTTAGATTTAAAAGCTAATTTAGTAGGTGGTAAAGTTCCTGCTTCAGAATTACCTTCTTATGTAGATGACGTAGTAGAAGTAGCTGATTATGCTGCTTTACCTGCTACAGGTGAAACGGGTAAGATATATGTAACATTAGATAACAATAAAATCTATCGTTGGAGTGGTTCAGTTTACATTGAAATAGCTGCTAATAGTGCTATTTGGGGTGCAATTACAGGAACATTAAGTAGTCAAACAGACTTACAAGCTGCTTTAGATGCTAAACAAGACGATTTGATTTCAGGCACAAATATTAAAACAATAGAAGGGCAATCTTTATTAGGTTCAGGAAATATTGATTTAACAAAGTCTGACGTAGGACTTTCAAATGTAGATAATACTTCGGACGCAAATAAACCTATTTCTACAGCAACACAAACTGCTTTAGATTTAAAAGTGCCTTATACAGGTGCAACTGCAAACGTTGATTTAGGAACACATAAATTAACCGCATCGGATTTAGTTGTAAACCACGCAAGTGGCTCGGGTGTTGCTGCTTCAATTACAAAAGGTGGTAATGGCGAAGCATTAACAGTACTTAAAACTTCGGGAAGTGGAAACGCTGCGAGTATTTTAGGTGGTGTTACTTTATTAGACGAATTGCATTTAAATACTGATTTAGCTGATGCTTATCTTGCAAGTGCGGCAACTTGGAACGCAAAACAATCTGCTTTAACATTTAGCAGTCCTTTAGTTAATACAAGTGGCACAATTTCAGTCCCTGCTGCAAGTGGTTCAGTAAACGGATATTTATCTTCTGCAGATTGGACTACATTTAATAATAAAGTTGAATCAGTAGCCGCAAGTTTGCCTTTAGGTTCAACGGGTGGAAAATCGCCTGTTATTTCTATAACACAAGCAACTACAAGTTCAAACGGATATTTAAGTTCAACTGATTGGAATACTTTTAACGGAAAACAAAACGCTTTAACCAATCCAATTACAGGAACGGGAACTACAAATTACTTACCTAAATTTACGGGTTCAACTGCTTTAGGTAACTCTTTGATATTTGATAATGGTACAAATGTAGGTATTGGTACTGCAAGTCCTAATCAATTACTACATATAGAAAAAGACCAAAACACTTATA